TTATTCGGCTACGTGCTCCATGCCCTGATTGATGATCAAGCGCACATGGCTGTCCGCCAGGGAGTAGAAGACTGTTTTTCCCTCCCGGCGGTACTTCACCAGCTTGCTCTGCTTGAGAGCGCGGAGCTGGTGGGAGATGGCCGATTGGGTCATGCCCAAAAGCTGGGCAATGTCACATACGCACATCTCCGCTTCGAAGAGGGCATACAGAATCTTGATGCGGGTAGAGTCGCCGAAGATCTTGAATAGCTCGGCCAAGTCGTACAGAATTTCATCGTCAGGCATGGTTTTGCTTACCCGGCAGATGATGTCCTCATGGGCGCATTCATATTCGCACCGCTCAATGCCATCCTGCTTCTCCATAGTATTGGCCTCCTTTCCTTAACAACATATGAGCTATTGTTCATATGTTTATTATAGCGTCTGTGATTCATTTGTCAATAGGGGAGGGAAAGAAATTTGTAACAGAGAAGATAAAAAGATTTTTGATGAAAAATGGAATTAGCTCTTGCAACTTTAGGACAGTTATGCTATTATATCAAAGTCGCCTGAGCGACATCCGGGTGTGGCGAAGTTTGGTATCGCGCTTGAATGGGGTTCAAGAGGCCGCTGGTTCGAATCCAGTCACTCGGACCAAAGAAAAAGACCTAAAGCCGTTGAGGCTCTAGGTCTTTTTTGATTTTATGGCACAACAAAAAAGTGGCCTGAAAACTGGCCATAATTTTTGCGGTTCGGGCACGGTTCGGGCAGAGACTACAACCCGTCTACAATCCTTCTCAGTCCGTCCAGATCCGCATCCTGATAGTGTCGAAGCATTTCCTCGCTGGTATGGCCTATGAGCGCAAGTTTATTCTTGTCCGCGCCCGGCACCTTCTTCATGAGATTGGCAAAGGTGTGCCGACAGCAATGTGGGGTAAGTAGCCGTGACTCTCGCTCCTCTGCGGTAATACCTATAGCATCCAGCGCTGGAGCAAAATGATCTTCGCGGAACTCCCTCAGATCAAAGTGCCCACTATCGGGACCGCAGAAGACGTACCCACCAATTCGATCTCTTACCAAGGCATCGACGTACTGCTGGATTTTAGGTGACACTGGGACAATACGGTCTTTGCCGGCGTCTGTCTTGGCACCACCCACAAAAAACTTTTCTTTTCGGTTGTAATGTTCAATGCGCAGATTAAGAAATTCGCTTGGACGGAATCCGAGATAGCACATACAGTATATATAATCAGCATACGGAACGGATCCGATAGCGGCACGTAGCCGAACTAATTCAGCATCTGTTAGGCCCGTCCTGCGGCGCTCTGTGCCCTTATCGTTTATGACAAGGTACTGCCCTAGGTTGAGGAGGCTGCTAACGTACTGACGGGGGACAGCATACTTGTAGAGCAAACCGCAAAGGGCTTTCATATTTTCCTTGGTCCGCTTGCCCCTGATGCACTCGTCCAAGCACTCCTGAAGGTCGTCAACGTATATTTCATCCATGCGTAAATCATGGACAGGCGCAAAATGGTTATTTGCAGCACTGTAGTTACCCATCGTGGAGTCTCCGGCTTTATGTGTGGGAACCCATGCCGCATATACCTCGGCCCAGGTTTCGGGCCGTTTACTTTTGGCATGAGGGTCTCGGCCCCATTTACGATATCCTTCCTCCCGCAATATAGGGAGGTAGGCGGCGGCATCTGCCTTGCGAACAAACCCGCTTTTGTAGACGGTTCTAGCACGAAACTTGTCCGTCTTATCGTCTAGATAATACCATAGCACCACCTCAGCGGCCCATGTGCCGTTTTTCCTCTTGCGGACACTACCCTCGCCGTTGGCTCGTTTTGTTGCCTTGGCCTTTTTAATCTGCTTTTTGCCACAGTAGGCGCAAAACGCGGCTCCGGGAGGCAGCTCCCGACCGCAGAAAATACAATCCACAGTAACCCCTTTCTTTCATGTTTCGGCTGCGGTGTCCACTTTGGACACCGCTTTTTTATTTCTCCAGGGAGCTAAATTCTATCGGCGCTTGGTTGGGGGAAAGCTCAATAGCAGACAGCAGAGACTCCCTAAGCACTGGGATGTTTTCAGCGGGAGCCTGGATAGAGACGGCGACGTCGTCGCAATGAATCGGGAGCTGCTTGAGCGTCCGTCCCTTGGCGTCGCCAATCCCGATGCAATTCTTATAAGGCAAGCTGGCGATGAGGAGATCAGGTGCGCAGCTGACACATAGCAGGCGATGGGTGGTGACCACAACGGCCGCAGGGTGAAACGTCTTCTTATCAAAGGAAACAGAGGCCAACAAAGCGTAGTTTACCTTTTCCCCGCCCTCAATGATGTGGTCAGCTGCCTTGACGGAATCGATGTGCGTTGGGCCGATCAACACTTTTTTACATCTGAAGTAGTCGCCGGCGGTAAAAAAGCTCATAAGTTATGGCCCCCCTTTCCGACTCTGCGCCTTAGCTCTACCACCACACCAGCGATGGAGACAGGGAGGGCCTCAACCTCTGACTTGGTGTAGGTGCGGGGTGGGTAGGTAGGGTTGCGTGGAATTATCGTGATCTCACCGTGATCTCCCAGCTTGACCTGCTTGAGTGTAGCATCGTAGCCGTTCACGTAAACCACACAGACATCACCGCTGTCGCAGCAGGGTGTTTTCCGTACAATAACAGTATCTCCCTCCAGGTAATCAGGGTACATACTATCGCCAATGACCTTAAGGGCAAAGTATTCCTTCCCTCCGGCACACATGGCGGCAGGGATCTCTTCCCAGTCTATAATATCTTCAATAGCCTCCAGCGGGATGCCGGCAGGAACCGATCCAAGAACGGGAATTGCATAGATATCTTCCGACTGAGCTGCGGGAGCACGTCCTAGAAGGAAGTCAACACTTACGCCAAAATAATCCGCTATCTTTGACTTCACATCATCACTTGGAGCCCTGGTGTCACTTTCGTACATAGAAAGGGTTGAATTAGCTATATGCAACGCTTTCGCCAGATCTTTTTGAGCAAGATTGGCCTTTTCACGCAGTTCCCGTATACGCGCGCCTATACTCATGGGACTCCCCTCCAATTTCACAATTTGCAAAATTAAGATAGCACGAAATTCACGAATTGAAAATATATTTTTACAAAACGCGAAATATATCTTGACATTCACTATTAGTGAATTTATAATGCAAGACAAAAGGAGGTGACTGTATGAGCAATTTGGAGCGACTTAGGCGGGCTAGAAAAATGAACCAAGGTGACGTAGCTGCTCGTGTTGGTATCGCAGTTTCAACCTACTCACAGTATGAAAATGGCTTAAGGAGCGTTCCTATTGATTTGGCAGCAGCTATTGCCACGGTAGTGGGGTGCTCCATGGAGGATATTTTTTTGCCCACGAAATTCACTGTCAGTGAATCCGCTGCAGCTGGATAGAAAGAAGGAAACATTGTGGAGATCCCGAAAATGACGATAGTCTGTGCTGCCAGGCACTTTGTTGCAGCTCACGAAAGCTGTAAGGACGAGCGCCACCTTGACTTCGCCGAGCCCTGCACTGGCTGCGAGTATCTGGCGACTTGCAAAGGTGACTGGATGGAAACAGCGGCCCCTCTGTTCGAGGCCGCTGACATCCACCCTCAATTGTGCCTATAGGTTCATCTGCCGAGCCGCCTGATAAAGAGGGCATTCGGTGCCATCATCCCCCTTTGTCTCACAGCCGTGTTCCTGCGAATAGCTGCAACTATAACCCAGGATTTTTGAGCCTGAAGGCTGTCCGTAACCGAGAGCAATGCGCTCAAAATTGACTTCTATGCTCTGTTGACTCCCTGTTTCCGGGCAAAAGGTTTTTATAATCTTTCTCAAAAAATCACCCCCTTTCGACCAAATTCTACCACAGTCGGGTAAGGGGAGCAAGCCATAGAAAGGGGACCCACATGAACTACCCACCGAAAATCCAAGAGATCATCCAGGACCCATGTGAGCTGCTGACTGCAGCCAAGATTGCGCCTCTGGTAGGGAAGGACCCAAACACCCTACGGTTCCTGGCCCGGTATTATCCCGAAAAATTACCGTTCGCGGTTGTAGCCGACAAGGACAATAGCAGTGTGCGCTTTATAAAAAGTTCCGTACTGCGGGCCCTGGGCTATACCATAAATGCGTAGGGAGGTGCCAAAATGAAAAAATCTAAGTACCACGCCGAGACGGTAGAGCAGTTCAAAATTATGCGCTGGCTCCAGAACACTTTTTGTGATGAAGGGTTGGTCGAGGTCCAGCTCGTCGACCGAGACCATGTCCGGATCCTCGACCGCGACGGTGGCATGGCCATGCTGACCTATGATGACGGAGCCGTCTACCTTCGGGAAATCTACGAGGCCTGTTAGGAGGATATGAGATGCTGAGGCTTAAAGCCAACAAGACCAGCCTTTATAAGCTGGTATCCCGGTTTACCCAGTTGCCTACTTTAAGGCTGACCTGGTTTAGCAAGGTGCCCCGCACTCCGTCCTTCTTCTTGGAGTGGAGCGGCGGGTACCGGGCGTATCTCACCACGATCATGGGTGTACCAAAGCTGAGCATCACGGTGTACGACGTCGATGGGCGGGAAATGTCCCGTGCCGTCCACAACCTGACTGTAACAGATCTACGATTTCTTGGGATGGTTGAAGAATATACGCCAAAGGGCGCGGCAGCCATCGCCTAAGATAAGCATAACAGCGAAAAGAGGGTTTGACCATGTACAAGAATGACCTGAATGCCATCAAAAGGGCTCGGAATAGTGCCGGTATCACGCAGGAAAAGCTGGCGGAGATGTCCGGGTACTCGGTGGAGAGCATCAAGGCCTGGGAAAACGGCGGCCGTGGGGCCTCTATTGAGGTGCTGGATATGCTGGCCCTGTGTTTGGCAGCCCCCTGGCTGCCTGGAATCTATCTGCGGGAGCAGTCGGCCGGCGGGATCCTTGACGATGTTATCCCGTCATTTGCCCCCGGGATGTCACTATCCCAGGCGGTGCTCCAGCTCATCAACCGCATCTATGCTTTTGCGGACAAGCACTCTGACCGCCGACTTGTCTCCATTGCGGCGGACAATATCATCTCCGAGGAGGAACGGCCGGACTTTGACGCCATATTGGAGGAACTGCGGGATATTGTCTCGGCGGCTGCGGCTTTGCGCTATTCCAACGGTGGGGACGGTGCTGGGCAATGAGCTACATATGCCAGGGCATAAAAACACCCCCCAGCAGGTGCGGGTACACCTACCAGGGGGCCGTGGTTAAACCACGAGGACACTATTATTTTAGCATATCGCTCCGGCGTTTGCAAGGGGGTGATGTTGTTGGCCAAAAAGAGGGAAGACCGTACCCCGGCGTATTGGGCCGGGATCCCGGCACCGGTGCGCTATGACAAAAGCCTGCGCCCCAACGCCAAGCTGCTCTATGCGGATATCAACTCATTAGCAGATCGGAAGGGATATTGCTGGGCCAGCAATGAGTATCTGGGCAGTAACCTCGGCATCGCGGCCAGGACGGTCAGCGACCTTGTCGGCACCTTAGCCGAGCGCAAGCACATCACCGTCGAAGTCCTCCGGGACCCCCAAACCAATGAGGTGATTGAGCGGCGCATCTGGATCGCCAAGCCCGTGCTGATGGACGATGAAGAGGATGACGGCCCACCCTGCTACCCTCCCTCCAAAAATGGCGATACCCCTCCAGCCGATTTTAGCGGGACCCCTCCCGCCAAAAATGGCTATATGAACAATCTAAAAGAAATTGATAGTAATAACCCCCTTACCCCCAAGGGGGGCAGGCGTCGGAAATCCTCCAAGGGACCCAGGGTGGCTCCTGACTGGAAGCCGGAACGATTCGCGGCCTTTTGGGAGTATTACCGCACCAAGGGCAGGGGCGAGGACAAACAGGCAGCTATCCGGGCATGGGACCGTCTGCAGGCGAGTGACCAGCTGATCGTCACGATGGGGAAGGCACTTCAGCAGCAGGTATGCGGGGAGAACTGGCAGCGCGGTATCGGCATTCCCTACGCCTCCACCTGGCTCAATAACGCCAGATGGGAGGACACGCCGCAGGCTCCGGTGGTACATGTGCCCCAGGCTGATGGCCCCCACGGTCAGCGCCGGGTAGTTGAAAGCGAGGGGGTGCAGGAATGGTAGCGTTAGACCCTATGTCCCCACAGGTGGCCGTGCTGGGCTCCCTGCTCCTGGAGCCGAAGCTCATCGGCGAGACCATGGCAAAGGTTCGTGCGGAGGACTTCCGTAACGAGCGGTGCCGCCTGATCTACCAGGCCATCACCGGCGCATTTGTCGAGGGGCAGGTGGTAGACCCCGCCATCGTGTGCGGCCGACTGAGCGCCTTTGACGGCATCGGAAACGATCTCCTCGCCATCATGGACCAAACGCCCACCGCCGCGAATATCTGGGAGTATGTCGCCATCCTGAAAGAGCAGTCCAGGCTTACCGAGCTGCAGGCCATTGGGCTGCGGCTCCAGGATGTGAGATCCTTGGAGGATGCCAACGGTCTCGTTGACCAGGCGAACGCAGTATTTTCTTCGCGCCCGGGCGTGACACGGATGAGCGCCAAGGACATGGTCATGGATTTTATGGACAGGCACGGAGAGGGCAAGCATCCGGACTATTACACATGGTCCATGGACAAGCTCAACAAGGGCTTATACACCGAGCGAGGCGATATGATCATAATCGGCGGCTACGCCAGCGCCGGAAAGACGGCCCTCGCGCTGCGCTTTGCCTGGCACATGGCGACCTCCCGCCGGGTGGGCTTTTACTCGCTGGAGACCAAGGCCACAAAGCTGGCTGACCGCTCCATCGCGACTTTGGCCGGGGTAGACATGGGGGCTATAAAGCGCAGTGCCCTGACGGAAGAGCACTGGCAGCAGGTTTCAGACAGCGCAGAGCGGATTGCAAAGTGTTCCCTCGACATGATCCCCGCCGGCGGCATGACCGTTCAGGATATCCGTGCTGACGCCTTGGCCCACCGCTACGAGGTCATTTATCTGGACTACTTACAGCTTATAACCGTTCCGCATTCCTACAACCGTACTGAAATTGTTACGTCCATCAGCCTGGGCCTCCACCAACTTGCCCAGGCGAACAATATTACTGTGATTGCCCTATCCCAGCTCCGCCGCGCCGAAACAACCAAATCCGGGGATGAGGTGGCCCCCGCGATGAGCAGCTTGCGTGAATCCGGCCAGCTGGAGCAGGACGCCGACACCATCATGCTGCTGTACAAGGAAAACCAGGACGACCCACAAAGCCGGAGAACTCTCAAGATAGCGAAAAACAAGGAAGGCACGATCGGTAAAATCACCTTGGACTTTGATGGCAGTACACAGACGTTTGCGGAGGTGGTCTCCACTCAGAGCGTTGCAGCCGAGATGTCCGCCGTGGGGCGCAGCGCCAAGGCTACCAATCACGCCAAGGCATCACAGGATACCGGTGTGACGCAGCCGCCCGAGGACTACGGCGACTATGAAATGCCATTCTAACAGCAGAAATCTAAATTGAAGGGACGGTTAACCATGAGGACAATCGCAATTCTGAACCTGAAGGGCGGCGTGGGTAAGACTGCATCAACGGTCAATATCGCCGCCATCCTGGCCGCCGACCACAAGCAGCGGGTACTGCTGGTGGATGCCGACAGCCAGTGCAACTCCACCGAGTTTTTCGGAGGTATCCCGGAGGACGGCAATCTGGCTGAGGTGCTCCGGCATGAGGGCGATGACGGGGCGCAATTCGCCGCCGTCAGCATCCAGCCGGCAAACTATCCGGGTATCTGGCTTTTGGCGGGAGATGACTCCCTGATGGATCTCGATCTCACTAAGGTCGAGACGCAGGACGTCAAGGCCACGGTGCTGCGTGACATGGTGCAGCTGCTCTCCGAGCGCGGTGACTATGATTATTGCATCGTGGACTGCCCGCCGGCGTTCAATGCGGCGTCGGCTGCCGCACTCCTGGCAGCCGATGAAGTCATCATTCCCATCAAGCTGGACGCCTTTAGCCTGCGGGGTATGATCAATCTGGTGCGCCAGGTGGCCAATATGCGCACCATCAATCCCAGGCTGCGTGTGGCTGGGTGCCTGCCCACCATGTGGTACCGAAGCGAGACCATCGCCGCCGCAGAGGCCCAGCTCAGGGGGAGCGGTCTGCCGGTCTTTACGACGCATATCCGCCGCACGGACAAGGTTGACGACATGACCTTTGCCCAGGAGCCGCTTAACATCTCCAGCCCTCGGTCGGCTGCCGGCGTGGACTACCGCCGCTTCGTGCGGGAGTGGATTGGGGGCGCTGGTAATGGCTGATCTCAAAAAGGGCTTTGATCTGGCCGCCGCCCTGGGTGGGGTGTCCAAATTGGACACCGGGGCCGCCGATGGGCGCGAACAGATCGAGTACATCAACATTACTCAGATCGACAGCGATGCGGCAAACTTTTATGAGCTGTCTCAGGTGGATGAACTGGCCGCCAATATTGAGCTCTTTGGCCTGCAGCAGCCGCTGCGCGTCCGTGCTCATCCCAACGATCCCCAGCGTGTCATTATTGTATCAGGGCACCGCCGCCGCGCTGCCATTGCCAAGCTGGTGAAGGACGGCCGGAATGATCTAACGGAGGTCCCCTGTATCCGCGATCAGGCGAAAGGTCCTCCCGCGCTCCAGGAGCTGCGGCTCATCTATGCCAACAGTGATACCCGTGTACTTACCTCTGCGGAAAAAGGGAAGCAGGCGGAGCGGGTTGAGGCCCTGCTGTACCAGCTGAAGGGGGAGGGCTACGAGTTCCCCGGCCGGATGCGCGATCATGTGGCCGAGGCCTGCAAGATGAGCCAGAGTAAGCTGGCGCGGTTGAAGCTGATCCGGGACAAGCTGGCTACGCCCTGGGTGTCATACTACGAAAAGGGTACGTTGTCCGAAAGTACGGCATATACGCTTGCTCAGCTGCCAAGCGATCACCAGAATCTTATTTTCGATGGAATAAAAAAGAAAAAGACAGAGATCCGCTGGCTCTACCAGCATGAGGTGGAGCGGTACGGAAAGCAACTGGCGGCAGTCGACGAGCCCCTGACCTGCAAAAAGGGCGGGGAAGGTATGTGTACCAATCGGGAAGCCATGAAGGCCCAGGTGGTACACTCCAACAGCTACGATAATCCCTGTAAGTCCTGCTGCGATAAGTGCGATAAGCTCTCCACCTGTAACCACGCCTGCCCCGTGCTGGCCGATAAAGTAAAGCGGTTAAGGGCCGACAAAAAGGCGCAAAGGCAGCAGGAGCAGGATGCGAAGGCCGCTAAGGAAGCCCCTAAGATTGCAAAGATCAAGGATATCTGGTCTCGGTTTGGTCATGCTCGTCAGGCGGCTGATAAAACGGTCAAGACGGTTTATGAGGCCATGGATATGTATTGGGGCAGAGGCGATGACCAAAAAGTCAGTGCTCTGGAGCAGGGCGTTGAGAAAATCACCCTGGATACGAGACTGCCATATGGATACAGCTTTTGCCTTAGCGATGCCGAACGGCTTATTAATGCCGCTGACATACTGGGGTGCTCTCTTGATTATCTCCTCGGCCGGACCGATGAACTGCATGGCGGCATAGCTGACGAGGAAGTGACGTGGCATCTCTTGCCCGACGTTCCGCAGCGCGACTGCAGGGTAGTGATCCTGGTCGATATAGGCAACGCTGCACCACTGATGATGTTTGCTTACTACTCAGTATTTCTGCAGTCGTTTTCCTCCAGCAAAGACAATTGGATCAAAATTGATCCGTCGCCTGCTGCTTGGCTGGGGCTCCCCGAGCGGCCGGTCCTTCATTCCACCGATGCCCCGGAAGATCCGTGCGCAGCCTGCAAAGCGGCGCACCCTGGTTGCAATGAGTGCTGCATGGAGTGCGTGGAAGGGTGCAACCTTAGCCAAGAGTGCCGCAGGGAAGAAAAGGAGGATTCCGACGATGATTAAGTATGAGGCCAGTGATGGCCGGATTCGAGTGTTGGAGATGTCCGGCACGCTACCTGAGATGTCCGCTGAGATATTAGAAGTGGTTCATATGCTCTACGTCAATTTCGGGATGCGCCAGCCAATGTTGGCGGCGGAATTTAAGTCTATGATGATGGCCGCGATGACGGAGGCTGGGTCTCCGGTGTGGGATGGGCCTAATGCGGCTGATGGCGAGTATTTCTCGGCAATGATCATTAATCGGCCGGAGGGGAGGGGCAAGCTGTGACCGGGCGAGATCTCAAGACCGGCGATCCGTGTCCCTGCTGCGGGATGCCGATAAAGCAGACGGATCCGGAGCAGCTCCGCCTCTTGACGCTTTTAATGGAGGCACTGGGTTTTTTGCCTAAGCCCCCGGCGGGAGAAAGAGAGGGAACCCGGACGTGAGTGAGGGAGCAAGGATACCGACAGCGGGGCAAACGCTATGCTGGCGATGTCGGCATAGTGTTCCATCCCCATCCGATGGCCTCGGTTGCTCCTGGAGCAAATGCGGTAAGCCGGTGGAAGGCTGGACGGCAGATAGGCGTGATCTGAGGGCTTGTGTTGCAGCCAAGGACCCTAAGTCAATCGAAAGCTATCTTGTACTTGCCTGCCCTATGTTTGAAGAAGACACCGTGAGACCGCCTCCACTGACGCCTAAAATTGAGAGGAGAGTGACAGCATTGAAAACGGTAACTTGGGATGCTGATCGGGCGGTACGGCTTGCTGCCGAGGGCAAGACGTATGTACAGATTGGTGAGATGCTCGGCGTTTCCGGCTCGGCAGTTGGTGCCTACTTCCGGCGGATTGGTAAATCTGTACGGAAAGGCAGGAATGAAGAGCCTGTCCAAAATGAGAAGATGTCCGCTGCGCCTGCTCACACGATAGAGTCGGTGGACGCCCGCCCGGCGGTGGCTGCGCCCGAAGCTCTCCCAGCAAAGCCACCGCTGGGTGTAATGCCTCAATGGCTGTGGACTGCCAATCGGGTGAATGAACTGGCCGGGGCCATAGGGCGATACATTGAAACCCGGATGCGGGTACCGCCGGAATGGCTTGAGGAGTACAACGGGCTGTTGGCGGATGAGGCGGGTGCTCGGAATGGATAAGACAGTATTTGATGCCCTGAAACAACTGATATCTGCGCTGGATGATGCGGCGTACGCAGCGGGAAACAGTGTAGCCGAATTAAATGCCTATTCTGTGATGGAGCAGGAAGTTAGAAATGCCGCCGGTCATTGCGCTCAGTCTTTATACTGGGCAAAAAAGGGCAACGCGCAATGACCTGAGAGGGCAAGACCGAAAGGAAGCGTTGAAGATGCTGAAACTGGCATTTCAATACAAGGACAAACTTGATAAAGCGTGGCAAGCCTGTGTGTTCCAAGAAAAATATCAATTCTATAACTACGGAAATTCGTGGGATTACACAATCAATGTTAAAGATAGCTCCTGGGACAGTATTCAAATGGTCAGTGTAGGGCGGTCCGATGAAGTTTTGGGATACATAGCGGCCTGCATCGATAGGTATTCGTACAAAGTGTCAAATATCGGCGCGATTAACTTTGGTGGCTTAAGTTTGACCTTTTCAAATGACTTTTACAACTTCCTGACTGAGTTATTTACAAAACACCGCTTTAGAAAGATTGAATGGCGCGTTGTTATCGGGAATCCTGCTGAGCGGATGTATGACAAAATTATCGAAAAATACGGTGGCAGGATTATTGGCATCCGGCAGCAAGCAACAATTACATCAGACGGCGTGCTGCGCGACGAAAAGGAATATGAGTTGTTCCGAAAGGATTTTTACGCCAGCTTCCGGAACCTCGGCCGTCAGGACACTGGAAAGGGGAACTCAATGAAGAGCAAGGATAGAGTACCCGCCGGGTACCGTGAGGGCACCAGAGACTGGGACGATCAGTACAATATGCTACTCGATGATGGAGTTACCTGCAATGACTGTGCGCACGTCGAACGGTGCTGCGCCCTGTTTGGGCAACGCCCATATGTCAACGATGGACGGTGCCAGTTCTACCCGAACCGTTTCCGGGCAAAGCAGACCGCCCAGGCCGGGGAGGAGCGGAAATGTCGGATCTGTGGCTGCACACAAAATAACGCTTGCCCGGGCGGGTGCTATTGGGTAGCGCCTGACTTATGCAGTGCGTGTGTGCAGGAGACCGGGGAGGAGCAGGACCATGACAAATGAGCAGGCGATAGCAAAAGCCGAGAGCCGGTTGAGTATGTGTGACTACCAGTCCGAGACGCTCAACAATCCGGGGCTGCGAGAGGCGTATAGCAGAGAGGCCGAGTGGCTGTCGGTTGTGCTCCACCTGGCAAAGCAGGCCGCCCAGGTCGGGGAGGATGACACGTAATGACGAAGTTAGAGGCACTGAACTCCTTAACGGTCTCAGATTCCTCTTGCTGTGACGGTGAGTGCGAATACGTGCTTACCGATTTAACCGCAGCAAATATAAAAACCCTGTTAGATGCCGGATTTGCCGCAGAGCAGATTGACGAGGCTATGGGACATTGAACTGTCAACACTGGCGTTTCAGTATGCAGGGGCAGCTTGGTGGAGTGCAACGCGCGGGTTTTGTTGCTGAACCCGATGAGAAAGGAAAATCAAAATGATGAAACTAGAGCTTTTGGAAGCCATCTTGCACACCGGCACGGAGACTGCCGAGACCCTGCGCGCCGAGTTCTGCGATGTGACCGAGGAGGAAATCCAGGGATACTTAAAGATTCTCACGGCAATGGATGGGCAAACGGCTATTGTCAGCCTCTCATTCTCTTGCCCGGGTGATTACGACTACATGGGGCTGTTTGACGAGGCGCAGGCGAAAGAGGTTGCCTACCTGATGGAGCAAGACCCGTTTATGGGCTGCTATATCGACCAGCGGGAGGAATTTGACCAGGTTTGGGATAGTGGAGATTATTGCCCGGACGGGTGCTGGACACTAAAAAAGGCGCATGTCCAGATCATCGGGCCGCTGGGCAAGCCGGTTGATTTGGATGCGCTGGCTGAGAGGTTGGAGGCCGCCGAGGCCGCTAATGAATAAGGACCAGCAATTGGAGCAGGCCGGGCGGGTTAGGTTTGTGGGGTGCCGGCTCTGTGGTACCACCGACACGACGCTATACAATGACGGCAGCCAGTACATTTGCCGGAGTTGCCGGGATACGGTGTCCAAATTGGACACAAAGAAGGGAGAAGTCAAAAATGCTATTACTGGGCAAGACGCTGGTTAATGAGGACAATGTTTTGTGCGTATCGCCGCACTACACAAATCCAAGGGCGGTGGTGATCACAACCTCGGCCATGGAAAAGATCTATATTGACTGCACCGAAGACGAGTTCTTGAATGCAGTCGAGGATCAACTGGGGTTAGTGAGCACGCCACACTCTAGGTTGTTTTTCACAACTGCCGAGCTTGAAGAGCTGTATGCAGCCGCGCAGGCAGGATGTCGCTTTGTAGCAAAGGACAAAACCGGGCAGGTGTATGCCTATTGCAATCCGATTCAAAAGTCTTCCGCAGGCTGGTATCAATCTTTGTCCAGCGATAATTCCCCTCTCCGAATGCGCTGTGAGTATGAGGCCCTTTCTTTTGATGATAAGCACCCGGTGGATATCCGGACAATTTATGACTTGGCGGAACGGTAATTCATATGATTTTTAAGTTCTTGGGGCATTTAAAAAGACGTCTATGTGTAGTCAACCCTCGCTATCGCTTCCGGGCAATTTGCCGCGCTATAAGGATTGTTCCGTACCCTTGGCAGCGTGATTATGCTTGCGCTCTCTATGCCACCCTCCCTGCAAACTGCAGTGGAAGGTGTACGGGCAAGACGATGGCTGTTATGCTCAAGCTCTTAATGGGAGCACCGCTTGGTTCCAGTTGGAGTCCTCACCATGAAATCGCTATGGATCCCGACTGGAAGCCGGATGACTGGTTTCGTGTGAGTTGGTACTGTCATGAGTACGATCGGCTTTACTCCCTGTGTATGGCAGCAGGGATTCCTATGTGGAGGATTGATTTAAGATCCTACAGCAAAATTTCACGCGTGTAAATTATATTATAGGACGGGTGCCTTTAGGGCCGCGGTCTGTTTTTGGAGGGCAGGCTGTGGCTAAGTTTAAAAAAATCATCGTTGCTGGGCCTTTGGTTGTGGAGGCGATTTATCCGGCACCCAACCCAAGAGACAGTGCGGGTGTTCGTGCCGGCAAAAAGGCACTATCGTCAGAGGCCCAGCAGCGGATGAATCTCAAGTATGCGTATCAAAAGATGGAATTGGAGATTGCGGCCAACTACGGGGTGAAAGATATCTATGCCACTTTCACCTATGCGCCCGCGAATGCTCCCGCAACACGCGCTGAGGCCAACAAGCGTATGCAGGCTTTTTGGAGAAAGCTGCGCGCTGCCCGCAAGGCCAAGGGGCAAGAGCTCCGGTACATATATGTAACCGAGCATAAGCACGGGGATGGCCTGTGGCATCATCATGTACTCATCAATGCTACCGGCGATGATTTTGCTTTAATCCGGGAGCTGTGGGGATTGGGTGGAATTGATTTTATGCAGATCCGCATTGATAGGGAGAAGAACTATGAGACGCTTGCACGCTATCTATGTAAAGAGCAGCGGGAGCGCCTGGGCACACGGCAATGGTCTTGTTCCCGCAATCTGTGCAAGCCGGAGCGGGAGTGCTTCCGGGTTCCGAACGACACCCCGCTAACCCCGCCGGATGGTGCGACGGTGTTGATGGACACCGGCGATGTCACAACGGCCTATGGTCACTTCCGGTATATTAAGTATTTGGGGCAGGGCTGGGTGAATGCTCCGAAGCCTAAGGCCAGGAGGCGCAGGAAGAAAGTATGCCGGTCATAACCTTTTATATAATTTTCCGACTTGAGGAGTATATTATCTTATCGTAAAGGGGCGTAAAAGCATTGCAACGCCAGGTAACACGTGGTAAAATATTGACAGTGAGAGACGGCCATCTGGTTTGCCCTATCTGCCGGAAGAAGATGACGCCGAAAATCCTGCCCACTACCAGCGGCGAGAACGTTGTAGCGTTCTGCCGAAGCTGCAAGACCGAGCTGATTGTGAATATCGACAAGGGCCAGTGCTTTGAGAGCCGGTGCCAATGACCAACCCCAGGTGGGTTTGGTGATTGGTGCCGGTTCTTTTTGCGTTTGGCCAGGAGGTGATAGCCTTGGCGCGTAAACCGCTCCGGCCCTGCCGCCACCCAGGATGCCCGGAGTTGACCAGAGACGGGTGGTGTTCTAAGCACAAGCCCAAGCATCAGCGCAGGGTCAGCGCCGAGTATCACAGCTGGTACTTGCAGCCGCTCTGGACGGAGCGACTGCGCCCGGCTCAGCTGGCCCGGGATCCCTGGTGCTGTGAATGCGCCAAGCAGTACCCACCCGGCGATCCCCGCCACCGTACCCGCGCCACCGTGGTCGACCATAAGCAGCCACACCGTGGAGACTGGGCGCTCTTTATCGACCCGGGCAACCACCAGTCCATGTGCAAGCACCATCACGACCAGAAGACCGCCAGAGAGCAGGCCGAGGAACGCCACAAAAATGGCACATTTTCGTAGCCCTGCGTGGTTGCAAAGCTACGTCCGCACGGCGGTGTATGCGCGTGGATGCCCCTGCGTACCCGATGGCGCACGCACCAGGCCCCGGAGGGGCCTCGGACCCTCCCCCCACCCCAAGAAAGTTTCGGGGGCGGGGGCTGAATACCCCGTGTCCCCTCGGTTGCGAGAAAAATTCCCCGATCGAGTTTCAGCCGGGTGGCCGGGAGGAGGTGCACAAATGCCGACAAAGCCTAAACTCATGGCTAACATGGCCAAGAATATGCCAAAGGCCGAGCGCGAGGCACGAGAAGCGGCCGAAGCTGAGACCTTGCCCGCCCGTACCCGCGTAAACCTAAAAGCGCCGGCCTATGTCAGAGAGGATAAGGCCGCAGCGAAATATTGGCGGCAAACCATCAAGCGCATGGAGGGCATTACCCTCCTGGATGATCTGGACACGGAGATGCTGGCGGTTTACTGCACTATGCTGGCCCGCCGTGACGATATGAGCAAGCTCTGCCGGAGAGTCCTTGATGAGTCCGGCAAAGATAACCCGGATCCGGGCACGCTGCTGGAGTCGATCGGCAAGCTAGATAGCCTTATGACAAAGCTGCAAGGGCAAGAGAGGACGGTCTTGCAGTTCGCTGAAAAGTTGGGGCTGACCCCCTCGGGCCGGGTTCGGTTAGCCAGAAAGCGGGCCGAGGAGCGTGTTGTAGATGATGATGACGATCTGTTTGGTGACTAGGAGGTGCCCATGAACACAACGACAACTTTGGTAATGCGACCGGTGAGCGCCCTGGTCCCTTATGCGCAGAACGCCAGGCAGCACAGTGAGGAGCAGGTGCTCCAGCTGCGGGCCAGCCTTCGGGCGTTCGGGTTTGTGGCTCCGCTGCTCATTGACACCCAGGACAATGTTCTGGCCGGCCACGGCCGATTGCTGGCGGCAAAGGCCGAGGGCCTGTCTGATGTGCCGTGTGTGCTGGTGGAGCACCTGACCGAGACCCAGCGCCGGGCGTATATCCTGGCCGATAACCGACTGGCCGAGCAGGCCAGCTGGGACTCCGAGCTGGTAAGTCTGGAACTGCAGGGGCTGCATGAGGCAGGTTTCGATTTTACCCTGACGGGCTTTGATGAGAGTGACATCATCCTGGAGGAGTCTGCGGACGTGGTGGAAGATGACGAGTTTGACCCAACCCCGCCCGAGGAACCAACGGCCCTGCGCGGACAGCTTTACCGGCTGGGTCGGCACCGCCTGATGTGCGGCGACGCCACCGTGCCGGAGGATGTGACCGCGCTCATGGACGGTGCCACCGCTGACCTTCTCCTGACCGACCCGCCCTATAATGTGGGCATCGTCAGCCAGACCGAGGCCGCCCTCACCATCCTCAACGATGACTTCAAGGATACCGGCGAGTTCTGTGACTTTCTTCAGCGGGCGTTTTCCGCTGCTCTGCCGGTGCTGGAGCCTGGTGCCGGTTTCTATATCTGGCACGCTGACGGGGCATCTGGCTGGGCCTTTCGGGATGCCTGCCGGGCGGTGGGATTGCAGGTGCGCCAGTGTCTTGTGTGGGTCAAGCAAGGGGCTACTCTGGGCCGGCAGGACTACCATTGGCAGCATGAGCCGTGTTTGCATGGCCAGGCCAAGCTGGCGGTGGAGGATCTTCCCGAAATGGACCGGGGCGCGGGTGAGGATTTCGACCATGAGGACTGCCTATACGGCTGGGCTGCTGGGCGTGCGCACCTTTGGAATGCGGATCGCAAGCAGACCACGGTGCTGATGTTCGACCGCCCCACGCGCAGCGAGAAGCATCCCACCATGAAACCTGTGAAGATGATGGCTTATCAGATATGCAACTCCACGCGCCCCGGTGCCCGCGTGGCAGACTTTTTCGGAGGGAGCGGCAGCACCCTTATGGCGGCCGAGCAAACCGGGCGGATGGCGTATCTCATGGAGCTTGATCCGCGATACGTCGACGTGATCGTCGCCAGGTGGGAGGCGTTTACCGGGCAGAAGGCGGAGCTGGTGACCACATGAGCGCACCAAGAAAATCAGTGGCAGCACTGCGGGCCAGTGGCAGCCGCCACTACAGTAAGGCCAAGCTGTCCGAGCGGGAGGCCCATGAAGTTAATGCACCGCCGGCAACTTCCTTAGTACCCCCCAGCTATTTGCCCGCCTCATTGGCAGAAAAGTTTCGCAAGCTGGCCCCGGTGCTGACCCGAATGGGAGTGCTCTCTGAACTCGACGGTGATTGCATGGCCCGATACCTGATTGCGGAGAGCAACTATTTGCGCGTGACCAGCCGTCTGACCTCGGCGCTGAACACCGGCAACCTTCAGGACGCTGACAAATGGTCCGCGATGCAGGACCGCTTCTTTAAGCAGTGCCGAGCCGCCGGCTCCGACCTTGGCTTGACCGTGTCCGGCCGCTGCAGACTGGTTCTGCCGGAGGGGTACCCGGTGGAGAATGAGGGCGGGGAAGGTGATCTCTTTGGCGACTAGCGTCAAAGCCAGGAGACAAAGCGGCCTGCACCATCCTGTTAGCGTTTACGCAAAGCAAGTCACCCAGGGCAAGCTGCACGACCAGTGCTGTCCCATGGAGATTATGGCCTGTCAGCGTCATCTGGACGACCTCAAGCGGCAGGGTACTAAGGATTTCCCCTATGTGTTCGACACCACCCGCGCTGACCGTATTATTCGGTGGTTTGGACAGTGCATCCAGGTGCGGGGCGTGGAGCAGCGTGCGCCGATAGAGCTGCAGCCGTGGCAGGTGTTCGACCTCGGCTGCACTTATGGGTGGGTGAACAAGGACACCGGTGCCCGGCGTTTTAAGCGCACCTACAACAAGCGTGGCCGAGGTAATTTCAAGTCGACGGAGAAGTCCGGGCAGGGCCTCTACCATATGTGCGGGGACGTGATGTACCCGCCCTACCGCCCCGAGCTGGCCGTGTGGGAGCAGGAGCCGGAGGTGGAGTGCGCCGCCGTTGACCGCTCCCAGGCCATGCGCGTGTTTGGTGACGCGAAAAAGATAGCCAAGGCCAGCCCTAATATTGAGCGGCGTCTCTATATTCCAAAGTCGAACCCCGTTACCCACCGCACGCGCGGCGGGTATATGCGGGCGCTGTCTAAGGACACGAAAAACAAGGACTCGGGTGCGCCTACTTACTTTGTGGTGGACGAATATCATGCCCATCCGACCTCTGATATCTACGACATCGGGCTAAACTCCTTCGGCAAGCGGCCGCAGTCCCTGCTGGATGTGATCACCACGGCCGGGGACGATGCGCAGAGTAAGCCCTGCTATGCCGAAGAGGAGTACGCGCGGCGGGTGCTGTCCGACCCCACCGTGGCGGATGAAACCTACTTTGTCATGATACGGGAGCTGCCTGCCGACGCCGATCCCCACGACAAGCGCCTGTGGGCTATGCCAAACCCCTGCCTGCGGTATCCCAACGAGTACAGCAAGTATCTCCTGGAGCAGATCGAGGCAGAGTATCAGGCGGCCTACGGCTCCAACGATCCTCATAAAATCCGGCAGTTTCTGACCCGCCGGATGTGCCAGTGGCAGACCGGCAGCGTAAACCGCTATCTGGATGAGCACTGCATGACACTGGCCAAGGCGGCCCAGGTATCCCACGAAAAATTTGCAGCCCTGACCGATGGCATGGAAGCCTATAACGGCTTTGACCTGGGCAAGCGCATCGACCTCTCTGGTACGGGTGCTGTGTTCCTTTTGCCTGACGGCCGGGTGGCAATCAAAGGCCACGGCTTTATGCCGGAGAACCGGGCGGACTACCACGAGCGGACGGACAGGGTCCCCTACAAGGCCTGGGCAAAGGGAGGCTACTGTACCTTGACGCCCGGCGATGTTACGGATAACAGCTATGTGGACAACTGGATCTGTGCAGGCGAGCGGGATCACCGTTGGGCGGTGCAGTGTGTGGCTTATGACGGCCACAACGCCACCGACCTGGCGATCAAGATGTGCGAGGAGCGCAACAACGAGGACTTTTGCGTGGAGATTGCTCAGACCTGCGCCGGCCAGAACCTGGCCGTGAAGGGATTCCGGGAACTGCTGCTGGACGGCAAGATCATTATTGAAGAAAGCCCCTTGCTTATGTGGTGTCTGGCCAACGCCATTGAAATCCAGAACAACTACGGCGACATCAAGCTATCCAAAAAGCACAAGGACGACACCGAGCGCATCGATCCCGTTGCGGCCATCATGAACGCCCTGGCCCGTGCTCTGGTGAGAAGAAATAAGCCCACCCTTGGGGACCGCATCGCGCAGGGCAATTGGGGGATGTAGGTGTCCAAATTGGACACCGGGAAGGAGTGGCATGAAAAAGCTGCTGAAAGATGCACTGGTGAGGGCGGTAGCGGGAGTCTCCCGCCTGCTGCCTACCGCCATGCTTGTGGGCGGTGCGGCGGCTGTGGCCATTGGTATCGGCCTGCTGTCTGTTCCGGCCGGCGTTATCTCCGCCGGGGCGCTATCCGTCCTGGGCGGTGTGCTGCTGATCCGAGGGGGAGGTGATGACGCATGACCCGACTTGAGCGGGGGATCCGTGCCAGCGTTGGCGGGCCGCCCCCTATCCGTAATGGGCCCGGGGCTCAGCGCCTGACACTCTCCGATCCCACCGGCTGGCGCGAGGGCCTCCCGGCGGGCGGCACAATCTCGGAGCAGTCGGCCATGAAGCTCTCGGCGGTCAACCGCTGTCAGGTCATTATCTCCGAATCTATTGGCAAACTGCCAATCTATTGCCGGGATGAGACCACCAAGAAGCGCGTCGACCATGACATCCTGTATCTGCTCAATGTGCGCCCCAATGAGGCGATGACACCCAGCATTGAAAAGCAGATGGTGGAAAATAACCGTCTATCCGGCGGTAACGGTTATGAGTGGATTATGCGGAATCCCCACACAGGGAGGCCGCAGGAACTCATTCCTTTGCCATGGGAGCTGGTAACACCCTGGAGGGATCGTAAGGGACTTATGTGGTATGGCGTTATGCACCCCCTGACAGGAGAGCCGATGGTACTGCCCGGTGACGATGTCAACCATGTCAAGGGGTACAGTCATGACGGCATCCATGGCATGTCTGTGCTGCGCCGCGCGGCCGAGGTTATTGCGGCCGGCCGGGCCGCACAGCAGTATGAGCTGACCTTTTTTGTAAACGGCGGACACCCATCCGGGGTGCTCTCTACCGAGGCAGATATATCCGGGGACCTTGAGCGGACGACCGTGGACGGCAAGAGCGAAAAAGTCACCTACCGGGATGTTTTGCGGGAGGAGTGGGAGCGGGTACACACAGGGCCCAAGAACGGGCACCGGGTTGCCGTACTCGATCACGGCGTGAAATACCAGCCCATCACTATTTCCAATGCCGATGCGCAGTTCGTGGAGTCCAAGGCTGTTACCGTGGAGGATATCGCGCGGTTTTACGGCGTGCCGCTTTCCAAGCTCTATGCCGGCAAGCAGGCCTACAACTCGAACGAGCAGAACGCCATTGATTACGTGGTGTCCACGCTGCACCCCATCGTGACGCAATACGATGAGGAGCGCACTTATAAGCTCCTGACCGACACCGAACTGCGGCGCGGGCTGAAGCTCTCCATTAATATGATGGCCGAGCTGAAGGGGGACGCGACCAGCCGCAGTATCTGGTACCGGGCCATGAGGGATGTGGGCGGATTCAGCGCCGACGATATCCGAGATCTGGAGGACTTGCCCAGCATCGGCGAGGGCGGAGACATCTACTACGGCAACAAAAACTACGCGCCGCTGGATCAGTTTAGAAAGATCGTGGAGCGAGAGGGAGGTAAGAAGTAATGAGAGTAACGCTTAGCGGGCCGGTAATCTCCGATGATAACGGGTGGGTCTACGACTTTTTTGGCATTCCCAACATCTCACCCAAGAAGGTGCGGCAGGCCGTGAACACCAATCCGGCGGGCGAGGATCTGGTGTTGGAGGTCAACAGTCCCGGCGGCTCGGTATTCGCCGGGTTTGAGATGTACTCCATCCTCCGGGGGGCGACGTGCAATACAGTGGCTGAGGTGCAGAGCATCGCGGCATCGGCGGCCTCTACCCTGACCTCCGGCTGCAAGACCGTGCTCATGTCCCCGGTGGCGCAGATTATGGTGCATCTGCCGTCCACCTACACCGAGGGAGACCAGAAGGATCATCAGCGGAGCCTCGGTATCCTCAACTCCATCACCGAGAGCATTATCAATGGCTATGAGCTCAAGTGCAAGGGCAAAAGTACCCGCGCCCAGCTCACGGCGCTCGTGGAGTCTGAGAGCTGGCTGACCGCCCAGGAGGCGGTTGACGCCGGTCTGGCCGACGGTATTCTCGGCATCGAAGACGAGGAGGCGTTGTCGCCTGCCCGTATCATCAATGCCGCCGGCATCGGAATCCGTGCCCTGGCCGCCGGCGGCGCGGTCCCTGATCCGGCGGTGCTGATGGCGGAGTATCAGCGGCTGGTGGCGGAGGGAAAAGCGCCACCCCATGTATTTATGGATCCAGCCCCGCTGCGGGATGACTGGCGCGCTGGTGCACGGATCCAGCTTGCCAAGGCAAAATTTATTTGAGGAGGTGCCCCACATGGGACGCACGACAAGAGCAACCCCCGCGCAGATCCCGGCAGACCCCTTTGAGGAATTGAAGGACTCTGACCCCATTGCCCCCGATCAGCAGCAGACCCCTGAGCATGGTGATGCAACCCCCGCAGATCCGCCTGAGTCCACCAGCCCCGCGCCCGATCAGTCGGCGGCCTTTCCCCGGTTTGTCCGTGTCAACGCACCCAACCGGCTGCGCCTGCGGCCGACCCCCAGCAAGACATACCCGGAGATCCTTTTGCTGAACCACGGCGAAATGCTCACCGTAACGGGTGATGCCGTAGATGCTGAGGGAGACACCTGGCAGCTGGTTGCCACGGCCACGGGTACCGCCGGGTATGTTATGGCCAAGCACCTTACGAATTTGGACGAATAAAAAGGAGGACAATAAAATGAGTAAACTGCGCCGCACCCTGACCGACCTCGCCGCCCAGCGCGAGACCCACCTCGCGGCCGCCGAGGCCGCCCTGGAGTCCAACAACCAGACCGCCTATGATGCCGCTATGACCGAGGTGTCCAATTTGGACACCCGCATCACGCAGGTCAACGCCCTGATCGCGGCCCAGGAGGCCACCCCTGCCGCACCCCCGGCCGGCGCTGCGCCCGGTGGCGCTTCCGGCACCCCCAATGACGAGGTGACCGCCCGCAGGGCATCCAACGAGTACCGCCGCGCGTTCTGCGACGCGGTGCGTGCCAGGGTATCTCCGGCCACCGCCCAGGGTGACCGCTTTGCGGTGCTGCTGGACGCGATGACCGAGGGCGTGTCCGAGGACGGCGGGTTCCTGGTTCCCGTGGATCTCCAGACCGCGATCAACGAGCAGCGCCGCCAGCTGGTGAGCCTGCGCAACCTGGTTACCGTGGAAGGCGTCACCACCCTCACCGGGTTCCGGGTTTTGGACGAGACCCCCACCAAGGGCTTTACCCTGGTGTCCGAGATGGCCCAGATCCCCCGGGACGACCAGCCCTCGTTCCGGCGCGTGAATTACTCCTGTAAGGATTATGGCCTGATCGTCCCCATCTCCAACGACCTGCTCAACGACAACGATGCCGGCCTGTTGGCCTACCTGGCTCGCTGGATGGCCAAGAAAGCAGTCATCACCGAGAATGCCATCATCCTGTCCAAGCTCGCCACTCTCGCGGTCGCTACCGTTGCCGCCGGAGGTGAGCTGGCTGCCGTCAAGAAAGCGCTGAATAAGATCCTGGATCCCGACATCGCGCTTAACGCGGTGCTGCTGACCAACCAGAGCGGTTACGACTGCCTGGATCAGCTGAAGGACTCCACCGGGCGGCCCCTCATCCAGCCCGACCTTACCGCTGGAACCGGCGATCAGATCAAGCAGAAACATATCACCCACGTCAGCGACGCGGTGGTGAAGAACCTGGTTGCAGGCAGCCCCCTCTATGTGGGTGACCTGAAGCAGTACATGACCATCTTCGACCGGCAGGTAATGGAGTTCACGACTACCAACGTGGGCGGCGATGCCTGGCGGACCAACAGCACCGAGGGCCGGGCCATCATGCGCCTGGACGCCCAGGTGATGGACGGTGAAGCGGCCGTGGCCCTGGCTCTGGCCGGCGGCCTGGAGCCGGAGGGCTAAGGTCGTGGAGCTAACGCCCGACGAGCTAACGGCGGCCAAGGGGTATATACGCCCGGACGCGGATGACGACGCGGGGGTGACGGCCTGCGTACTGGCGGCGAGGGTGTATCTGGCGCAGGCGGGGGTCTCCCTGCCTGCGCTGGAGAGCCCCCGGCGGCCCCTGTACGACCTTGTGTGCCACGCCATGGCGCTGGGGAGCTATGATCTGCGCGACCCGGTTATTGTCGGCACCATTGTGGCGGAGAATCCGCAGCTGAGGCGGATGCTCACGCAGCTGAAGCTGACGGAGCCGAGGTAGAGAAGGAAGGGGTGTAAATACGGTGAAGTATAACGCCGGGGCGCTGCGGGAGAAGGTGGAGCTGCTGGACCTGGTCCAGGTGGACGAGGGGGAATGGCAGTGGGTGAAATACTCGGAGATCTGGGCCGGTGTGGAGCTGACCGGGAAGACCACACTGTTCTCGCGGCTGGGCATCGGGGCGCGGGCGGCGTCCATTGTGATCCGCAAGCGGGCGCTGACGCTGCACCAGGCCATCCGCTGGCGGGGGCTGCACCTTTTCCTCTCGGAGATCACCGAGCCGGAGCGCGGCTGGCTGGACGTACAGGCGGCCGTGGTGGAGGTGACGCGCTGCCGGGCGCGGGTTCCTATGGAGGGGCCCACGTTCCCGGCGGTGCGCACGGAGCGGTACATATCCCACCAGCAGAAAGAGCCTATGGCGGAGCTGACAAGCGAATATGTGCTTGTTACGCCAAAGGCCATTAAGCTGACGCCCGGCGGGCTGGTGGAGGTGGGCGGGGATGGCCCCTATGAGGTACTTACGCCGCATACCACAGACCCGTTTAAAAACGAGTACCACATCCGCAGCCGGGTGAATCCCTGATGGGCGGTATTGCAAGAGCCAACCAGCGGGAGCTGGAGCGGTTCAACCGGTATTGGAAAGAGCTTTTTGAAGCCTTTCCTGAGGCACGGGCGCAGGCGGTGGCGGAGATGGGCCGCGCCGTCAAGCAGGAGCTTGACGGGCGGATCCTGTCTCAGGGTGTGGACGATGCAATGGGACATATCCGCGCCGACCAGCAGCTGCGCTTGGGAAGCAAGGGTGGGTATGCCGCCGTTGTCCCCGTCAGTGACCAATTCCGGGACCGCCACGGGCGCACCAAGACGTGGAATGGCAAGCCGGTTACCTCACGGCAGGTGACGCGGTGGCTGGAGCGCGGGCACGCGGCCCGGGGATGGGGCGACAATCTTATTTATGCGTATGGCCGCAAAAGAGGCTCTTTTACCGTGGTTCCCGGGCGGCAGTTTTATAGTTTTACAAAGCTAAAGGCGTTCGATCTGGCTATGGCTGCCGCGAGAAAAACGCTCTATAAATTTTCGGACGAAGTGGATTATTGAGGAGGAGCATATGCTGACGCCAAAGCAGATATTAGACGCGGTAGCCGGGCTGCTGAAGGAGCGCTTTCCCGGCGAACCGGTCTACCAAAACATTACGCCCATTGGTTTTGCCAGGCCCTCCAGCCTGGTAACGTACACATCTCAGAAGATGGCGGACGCCAGCTGCGCCACGGTGGAGGTGGAGGCCGGTGTGGCGGTGGACATCTTTGTGGCGGTGGACGAATACCACAACAGTCACCTGGAAGAGCTGGCGCGGCGCATGACAAGCGTACAGGAGCTTTTTGCCGTAGAGGGTCTGGAGGTGGAGGACCGGGTGCTCCACGTAGCGGGCAACGCCGGAACCGTCAATTTTGACTTTGCGGAGATCTCCATCACCCTACGCTATCATGACGACCGGCCCAGAGAGGGCCGGGATTGGCCTCTTGTGGAAGAGGTGCGTGTGAACACCACAATAAAGGAGTGAGCAATAATGGGAATGCCCAGTATCAATATTACGTTTGCGACCCGCGCGGCCAACGCGGTGGCGCGGAGCCAGAAGGGGGTTGTTGCCCTCATCGTACGGGACGACGCCGCAGCTGCTGCCGGCGCACATACCCTGACAGCGGAGAGCCAGGTCCCCGCCGCGCTGGGAGCAGAGAACCAGGCGTATATCAAGCGGGCCTTTATGGGCTACGTTAACAAGCCCAGGAAGGTGCTGGTTTACGTGCTGTCCAGTGAGGATGGGCTTGCCGCCGCGCTGGCGTGGTTTGCCACCCAGGTATTTGACTATCTAGTGGGGCCCCCCAACGTGACCGCCGCCGAGTGCGAAGTCATCAAGGTCTGGATCACGGAGAGACGCAGCGATGACGACGCTATCTGCAAGGCGGTGCTGCCCGACACGGCGGCGGACAGCGAGGCCATTGTCAACTTTACCACCACGGGGAACAAGGTGGGCGCTGTCACGTACACGGCGGCGCAGTACGCCAGCCGTATCGCCGGGCTGATTGCCGGCACGCCCATGACCATTTCCGGCACCTTCGCGCCCCTCGCCGAGGTGAGCGATGTGGCGCGTCTGACCCGGGAGGAGATGGACGCGGCCGAGGAGGCTGGGAAGCTGATCCTTTTCCACGACGGGGAGAAGGTCAAAACCGGCCGCGCCGTCAACAGCCTCCAGACCACCACAGAGGCAAAGAGCGACCTCTACAAGAAGATCAAGCTGGTGGAGGCTATGGACATGATCCGGAGCGACGTCCGCCTCACCATCCAGGACAGCTACATCGGCAAGTACGCCAACAGCTACGACAGTAAGTGCCTGCTGGTCACGGCCATCAAGGCCTATCTGGAGAGCCTGGAGCGGGAGGGCATTGTCCAGCCGGGCAGCTCCACCGTCGGCATCGACGTGGAGGCTCAGGAGGCTTGGCTGAAGGAGCAGGGCGTGGACACGTCCGTGCTGACCGAGCAGCAGATCAAAGAGTATGCCACCGGGTCCCTGGTGTTCCTGGCGGCGTCCTGCAAGATCTTGGACGCCATCGAGGATGTAAACATCCGGTTCGCGGTGTAAGGAGGGAAAGGGCATGGATAGTGCAAAGAGAGTAATCAGCGGAACATGGGGCAGCGTTTGGCTGGACGGTGAGCTGGTAGGGGAGTGCTACGGGCTTCAGGCCAAGGCCTCCTTCAATAAAGAAGATATTTCGGTTTGCGGGCAGATGGCCACGGACAAGAAGGTGACGAGCATTACGTGCACCGGCTCCCTCAAGCTCCACAAGGTATCCAGCCGCATGGCTTTGGCCGTCGGGGACTACATCCGCAACGGGCAGGATATCCGGTTTACCATCGTCTCCAAGCTGCGCGACCCGGACGCCTACGGCGCGGAACGGGTAGCCGTCAAGAACGTGAGCTTTGACGACCTCACGCTGGCCGACTTTGAGGCCAAAAACGTGGGCAAGGTGGAGTGCCCCTTCACCTTCACCGACTATGAGTTCCTGGATGTCATCCAGCCGAGATAAGGGAGGAAGGACAGCGTATGAGCGATATTCTGGATATGTTGCTGCGGCCCGAGGTGCCAAACGTGCAGAAGACCCTGCCCACGGCCCGGTACCGGGTAAAGCGGCTGAGCGAGGAGACGGGGGAGGACGTGATCTTTACCCTCAAGGGCCTCCCCTATGGCCGGGTAGAGGAGCTGAAGGAGACGGCGGGGGAGGACATGAACGTGCACATCCTTCTGGCTGGTGTGGCAGAGCCCAATCTGCGGGACGATCGGCTGCTGAAGAAGTTCGGGGCTGCGACTCCCGCTGAGGCGGTGAAATCCATGCTTCTGCCCGGCGAGATTGTAGATCTAAGCTGGGCGGTGGAAAAGCTGTGCGGCTACCGCCGCAATACCATTGAAGAGATAAAAAACGCCTAGAGGACGGCAGCGACGGCGAGCTGGGGCTCGTGTACTACCTTTTCGAGAAGAAGGGGTGGGCTCCAGGGGATTACTATGCAAAATCTCCCGGAGAGCGGGACCTCATCTGGGCGCTGGCGTCCTGGGAAGCGGAACAGAGGGCAGGGGAATAAAAAAGCCGCCCCCAGGTGGGGGCGGCAATAATAGATTACAGCATGCGAGACAAGGCGAACAGACCCGCAACGGAGTAAATCCCAAGAATTGAAAAGCCTATGACAGTCATGGGGTCCATGCGTTCCCCGAACGGCATCCGCTTTGGTGACCACAGCTTTTTTGAAAATATAATCATCATCACGCCAGCCATAAAGAGCGCAAAGGCCAGAAAGACGGCAAGTACAAAGAGGGAAGCAGGCATATTGTCACACCCTTTCTAGCGTTATTATATCAAAATTTTGGGAGAAGTCAACGGGAGGTGAGGAAGTGGCAGAAGAAATTGGCATAGTCATGTCGCTTTACGATAAGGTATCCCCCACGCTGAAGAGCATCAGCAACAATTCGAAGGCTTTTGACAAGACCCTGCAGGAGCTGGAGCAGGCCTGTGACACCTATGACAAGGAGCAGGAGCGCCTGACCAAGAACCTCTCCACGCTGAAATCCAAGCTGACCGAGAGCAATGAGAAGGTAAAGGACGCAACGTCCGCCTGGCGCAAGCATAAGGACGAGCTGACCAAAAGCGTGATGACTAAGGCCATCGAGGAGCAGGCTGGTTATAAGAAGAGTCTGACGGACACGGAGGCGGCCCTCAAAAGCAACCGAAAGGCCATCACGGACTATGTCAGCGAGGTACGCAAGGCCGAAAACAGCGGCGCAGGCAGTGGGCTTGGCGGGGGGCTTGGAGAGTCTGCTCTGCTGGGAAAGCTGAAAAACGCAGGGCTTTTTAAGCTGGCGGGAGACGCAGGAACTCAGCTGGCCGGGGCTGTCTTTGAAAGCGCGTTGGGGCAGCCGGCCGCAGAGGCGGCCAGCAGTATTTTGTCCGGGATCATATCAGGAGCGTCCATGGGGGCTATGACCGGAACACCCCACGGCATTGCGATCGGCGCGGTAGTCGGCGCAGGCGCGGGCATTGCAAACGCGGTAACGGCCATTGGGAAAGCCCAGGATGATGTGTTTAAGAGTTACGTCCAGGAGCAAGCGGAGGGACAGCTCTCCGCGCGGGCAAGTGATATTACCGGCGGATCTTCCATCGCAGGGCAGCGGGAGCAGGACACTATTGCGTTCAACACTCTGCTGGGGGCGGGGAGGGGCGACGACTACCTCACCAAGCTCCGCACTCTGGCTGCGGACACGCCCATGGAGTATGGAGACCTTACCACTATGAGCCGCTCCTTGGCCACCGGCTTTAAGGACGACCCGGAGCGGATGCTGGAGCTGATGCGGGACATCGGCGACGCGGGGTCCGCCCTGGGCGTAGATGCCTCCGGCATGAATACCATGGCAACTGCCATGAGCCGGATGCAGAGCAGCGGAAAAGTGTCGCTGGAGTACCTGAACCTCATCCAGGAGCGGGGCGTGGACGCCGTGGGGATGCTGGCCGATGGGCTGGGCATCTCCAAGAGTACGGTATACGACCGCATCAGCAAAGGGGCTATTGACGGCGCGAACGCCGTGGACATCCTTCAGGAGAAGATGCGGGAGCTTTTTGGTGGGTCTATGGATGCTCAGTCTAAAACCTTTTCCGGCCTTTCCTCCACGTTGGAGGACGCGCAGAAAGAAATGCAGAACGCGTATGGCGAGGGGTATAATGCCGAGCGCGGCAAGGGCATCAAGGAGCAGACCGACTGGCTCTCCGGCGTGTCCGGGGAGGCCCAGCAGGAGGCCAACAAGGCGATCGGCGCGTGGCAGGCATCCCTGGAGAACAGCAAGGAGCAGGCCATCCGGGACGCTGTGGACGACGCCATGGCAACTGACGAGTACCGGCAGGCGAAAGCGGCGGGAGACGCGGCTGAGATGGGGCGCATCCTCATGGCGGCCAAGGTAAAGGGACAGAGCGAGTATAACGCATCCGAGGGGGCGCAGCTGGCGCTGGAGTCTGAGCTTTCTTTGGCGGCATCCATCCGGGATGACGCAGACAGCAACAATGCTTACTGGAATGCGGGCTACCGCAAGAGCCAGGAATACTCCAAGGGGTTGGCGGCAGGAATCCTTGCGGGTTATGCAGCCGACTTTGCGGCGTCCGGCGGGACACTGGCAAACGGCGGGTATTACGACGCTATGGGAAATTACCAGCCAGGACAGCCGCCTGCGTTTGCCTACGGTTTAAACCGGGTGCCTTATGACAACTTTCCGGCGCTCCTCCATGAGGGAGAACGTGTGCAGACGGCAGGGCAGGCGCGGCAGCAGGACAGTGGCGGGACATCAGGTATAACCATCGACGTCCACGACTGCAGCTTTGCCGGGTCGACACAGGAGCAGGCCGAGCAGCTGATAAAAATTGTCGCGGAGGGGGTCACCCGTGCCAGTGCGCTGCGGGTACCGTAAGGAGGTGCGCGGATGGAACGATCCATTATTTTTAAGGACACTGTGACCGGGGAAGAGCTGTTGATGCCGGTGACGCCCAAGGAGTACCAGATCGAGCACGGGCGGCGGCAGAACACAGAGACCCTGCATCTCACCGGGGACGTGACCACGCCGGGGGCGGCGGTGCTCCTGGATGAAGAGCCGGAGTTTTTGCTCCCGGCCCACGCGTACCCCTTTAACCAGCCTGGGACGGTGATCAATCCGTTTTATTATCTGGAAAAGCTGGAGCGGTGGAGCGATGCGGGGACGGTGCTGCGCTATGTGGTGGCCGGTACGCCGGTGAACACGCCGGTGCGGCTGGGCCCCATCCGCTACCGGGAGCAGGACGGCACCAACGACATGTACTGCACCGTGCCGGTGCGGGGCGTAAGGCAGCTCCAGGCCGTGGAGGTGGAGCTTGAGGCCTCCGCCGTCCCGCTGGCGGCCCGTGCGGTTGAGGCCGACCCGGTAAAGGCCCAGAGCTACACGGTAGTCTCCGGGGACACGCTGGGCGGGATCTGTCGGCGGTTTTACGGTGACAGTTCCAAGGCGGCGGCACTGGCCGCTGTGAACAGCATCAAAAACGTCAATCTCATTTATCCTGGGCAGGTGCTGACCATCCCGCCGCTAAGCGAGCTTAAAGCCGTACCGGTGGCTGCGACAAAGCCTAACGGCAAGGTGGTGTCCAAATTGGACACCGCGCCCACGGTGACGATCTCCTTCGGCGGCCCCGCTACGCTTTACGGCAAGCTGTCCGTGAGCTACACCAAGGAGGGCGGGGGAGCCGGGTCGGCTGTGGTGAGTAAAGCCACGCCGAAATTAACGTTTAAAGCCAAGTCAGGCAGCGCCGTGGTGCTGCTGGTGGACAAGGACAGTAAGCACAGGGTGATGTACTTTGCCGTGAACGGGAAGCTCCAGACCGGCGCGGTGCGTCTGTCGGTGACGGCGGACAGGGATCTTGCCATAGAGGCGCGGTGGAGCGTATGAGTGACGAGCTGAACCTGCTAATCAACGGGCGGGAGTGCGCGGAGCGGGTGCAGGCGGTCACCTGGGCGGGCAGCATCAGCGAGTGCGCCCGGACGCTGGACTTCGGCCTCTTTGACCCGGAGGGGGCCGTGCCCTGCGAGATGGGGAGCCGGGTGGTATACCGTCGCGGCGGCACGGTGCTGCTGGACGGCTTTATCTTCAGCCGGGGACGGGACATGGAGGGGGCGGTGCTGGACCTCTCCTGCGCCGACCGGGGGCTGTACCTCAAGCGCAACAAGACGGCTTACAAATTTAAGAGCACTACCCCGGAGGCAATCACCCGGCGAATATGCGGTGATTTTGGTATCACAGTGGGGACACTGGCCGAGACGGGGGTGCCCATCAGCCGGAACTACCCCGGTGTGAGTCTGTACGCCATGATCGCCACGGCCTACAGCCTGGCGGCGGAGCAGACAGGGGAGCGGTACGCCATCCGGTTTCGGGGGGAGGCCCTGGAAGTAGTTGCAAAGCGCAAGGGGACAGAGACCCTTGTCATTCAGCCGGGGAGCAATCTGCGAGGCGGCACGGTAACCGAGAGCGTGGAGTCCATGATCAACCAGGTGGCCATCTACGACGACAACGGCGTCAAGGTAGGCACGTACCGGGACGAAGAGGCTATTGGTCTCTACGGGCTGATGCAGGAATACCTAAAGCAGATCAAGGACAAGGACAGCGCCAAGGAGGCAAAAAAGCTCCTGGAGGATAACGGGGTCACGCAGAAGATCTCCGTCACGGTGGACCCGGGCCACCCAGACCTGATCGCGGGGAACTGCGTGGTGCTGCGGGAGAGCGTGACGGGGCTGTACGGCCTCTTTTGGATCGACGCGGACGCCCACACCTGGACCAAGGACGGGGGGTACAGCACCAAGCTGACCCTGAACTTTAAGAACATTATGGACGAGCAGGAGGCCGGGAGCCTGCCGACGGCATAGGAGGGGAGCGGCATGGACAGGAACCCATATCAGAGGATACTGGACGCCATGGCAGGCGGCACAGACAGCAGCGGGGCGTTGCTGCTGGGCAAGGTGACCTCCGCCTCGCCGCTGAAGGTGTTGGTGGGCGGCAACACCATGGAGGCCGACGAACTCCTCTGCAACGCAGACTTGGCGGGCGACACCGAGGTTTCCGCCAAGCTGGACGGCACGGGGAGCATCTCTGGCGGTGCTACCAGCATATCGGGGGCCGCCTCCTTCGACGTGACAGGGAAGATGTCCCGCAGCAATGCTTTCCATGTGGGAGATCAGCTGCTTTTATTCCCGATTGAGGAGGCCCAGCGGTATATCATCCTCTGCAAGGTGGTGGCGCTATGAGCACGACACTGTTTCCTATTCTTCAGCCCCAGCAGGCTGAGGAGCGGGCCGAACTGCCCTTGTGCCGAAGTATCAAGTTTGATTTTACCACAGGCCTGGCGGTCTTCTGCCGGGGCGAGCCCGTCATAGTCGAGGGGCTGGAGGCGGTGCTCTCCTGGGCTTGGATGGCCCTGCACACGCCCAGGTTCCGCCATGCGATCTTCTCCTGGGCCTATGGGTGCGAGCTGGAGAGCCTGATCGGCCAGCCCTACACCGAGGCCCTAAAACAGGCGGAGGGGCGGCGGTACGTGACTGAGTGCCTCACCGTGAGCCCCTACATCACCAGCGTGGACGATATTACCGTGGACTTTGCGGATGGGGTGTTAAGCATCTCGTGTTCAATTTCCACGGTTTACGGCAAGAAGGAGGTTAGCGCCAATGTTTGAGGACAGGACAGTAGAGGGCATCAAGCGGGCGCTGATGGGGGCGGCAGCCGCTACCGGCGCGGGCCTCTCCACGGAGGAGGGCGGCTTTCTGGACCATATCTTCGGCCCGGTGGCGCTGGAGCTGTGGACTCTGTACAGCGCCCTGGACGCGGTGCTGCCCATCGCCTTTGTGGATGAGTCCAGCGGGACGTATATAGACGCGAGGTCCGCAGAGTACGGCATCGAGCGTAAGGCGGGGACCAAGGCCACGGCGGTCATGGACCTTTCTGGCAAGGCGGGGACGGTGGTTCCTGCCGGGACGGCGTTTCTCACCCCCGAAGGGATGGAGTTTGACCTCCTGGAGGCGGTTACGCTGACCGGAGGTTCCGGGCAGGGCACGGTAGTGGCCGTCGTCGTGGGGAGCGCCTACAACGTGGAGGCGGGGGCGATCACCCAGATGGTGGTGACCCTGCCGGGGCTGGATGCCTGGACCAACGAGGCCGCTGTGGGCGGCGCGGATGCCGAGGCCGACAATGCCCTGTTTGGACGGCTCAGTGCCCACCTGCAGCAGCCCAGCACCTCCGGCAACGTGTACGACTATGAGCAGTGGGCCCTTACTGCGGACGGCGTGGGGGCTGTGCGGGTAACGCCTTTGTGGGCTGGGCCGGGGACCGTCAAGGTATTGCTGGCCGGGCCGGAACGGGAGCCGGTGGCCGAGGCTGTGGTGGACGCCTGCGCGGAGCGCATTGAGGCGCTGCGGCCTGTCGGGGCCGCCGTGACGGTGCGCAGCGCGGCGGGGCTGACCATCAACGTGGCGGCCACCGTGACGGTAGAGTCCAGCACGACGCCGGAGGCGGTGCGGGAGACCTTTGCCGCGCGGCTGGACGAGCACCTGAAGAGCATCGCCTTTACCGGGCAGAACCTCCTCTATAATCGGGTGGCCTATCTGCTTCTGGGTATTGATGGCGTGAGCGATTATACGGCTTTGACCGTCAACGGCGGCGCGGGGAATGTGGAGATTGGGACAGAGCAGGTGCCGGTACTGGGCGAGGTGGCGGTGTCGTGAAATTGACCGACTACCTCCCGCGGTTTTGGGACAACAGCGCCGAGATCATCGCTATCCAGCGGGCCATGGAGCCCAGCATGTCCGAGGCATGGGCGGCAAAGGACGGGCTCCTGGAGCAGCTGAACGTACAGACGGCCACTTGGGGGCTGGAGTACTGGGAGCGGTCTCTGGGGCTGGAGGTGGACGTGGGCAAGAGCACAGCCTACCGACGCACCCGCATCATCAGCAAGCTCCGGGGCCAGGGCACCACTACGGTGGCCATGATAAAGAACGTGGCCGAGAGCTTTAGCAACGGCGAGGTGGAGGTACTGGAGCACCCGGCGGAATACCGCTTTGACGTCAAGTTTGTTGGCACCGTCGGCGTACCGCCTAACATGGACGATCTGAGTGCCGCAATAGAGGAGATCAAGCCGGCACACCTGGCCTATGACTACATCATCATCTACCGCACATGGAGCGAGGTCTCCAGCCGGACATGGGGCGAGCTGGCGGCCCATACCTGGGGCGACATCAAAGGAGGGACCATCTAGTGGAGCAGACGCCAAAATACGCACTGAAGAAACCTGGAGAGAACGACTACGGGGACGTTAGCGTCCTGAACGAAAACGCGGACAAGCTGGACGTAGCGCTGGACGGCCTGGAGACGGGGAAGGAGGGGCTTGTAAAGAATGCCGCCGAGAAGGCTACCCCGGCGGATGCTGACAGTCTGGTGCTGGTGGACAGCGCGGACAGCAGCAAGACCAAGCGGCTTACGTGGAGTAACCTCAAAGCGGTGCTGAAGACCTGGTTTGATACGTTGTATGCCACAGTAAGTCATACCCACGCCTGGAGCGTCATCACGGGAAAGCCCACCGCCTTCACGCCCACCTCCCACGCTGCAACGCACAAGACTGGGGGGACGGACGCGCTGACGCCGGGGGGCATCGGTGCAGAGGTTGCAGGTGCGGCGGAGGCGGTGAATATCAACCTCCAAAACCAAATCAACGATCAAGCTATAGACATAGCTACCAAATCAGCAGCGGCCGCCAAAACGGTTTTTGATGTGACTTCCCAAAAGCTGCGGGTGGTTAGGAGCGGCATAGGAAGGTTTAACTATGTACGAAAGTACATAAGAGCTGTCCCAACTGATTCAACTAGCTATAACATATCTTGCTATGAGCCTGCGCAATCAAACACCTCCCTATTATTGGACGGCCCGCTGATGTACTTTAACGGTAAGCTAGCTTTAGGATATACTTGTGCAACGTTCAACGGTACGGCTTGGACATATATTGATAGTGTTCTGATACTGGACGCTGAAACACTGGAGGTTATATACACTGCGGCAGATAAAAGCACCTCTAGCGGGGCAGAAAAACCGCGATTCCTTGAGAGAGGGGTTATTTGTCCGCTTGGGGTTGGGGTAAATTGGAACCTCGGCAGCAGTGGCCTTCTACTCTACGATTCAGAGAATAAGAAAGAGGGGGTGCTTGGTGGCTCGAACAGCGGAATTTCCCGTTTTATTAGCACTAAGTACTGGGGTGTAGAATTGGTATCCTCTTACACAAGTCGCTATCTAAAGTATGGGAAAAGGGTCACAGGCACTCCAATAGACCTGGCTTTGAGCTTAGGCAACGGAGCTAATAGCAGCTACTACCAGATAGTTATGCTAGGGGTTGTTGGCGATGTTCTGTATTTATACGAGAGGACAGCCCAGTACTCAGGAAGATTGATGAAAATCACGCTCGCTGATACTACCGCGGAATCAACAGTAGTCACAACCGAGGTGTACAGCTTCGCTCTCACCAATAACCCTATTCTAGTGAAGGAACGGTACGTGATTGGCTATGCAAGTACAGCCACTGCTGGTGGGTTATTTGTATTCGATTTAGTCACAGGCACTTCAAATTACCAAACAATGGTTCTATCCGAAGCAAATAAAGCCTTTAAAAATGTTGATGCTACAGGATACATTGGTACTGTTGGTAATACTATGTACTTCCTCTGGTACCCTGGCGTCATAACCGAGGTGAATAGAGACACGTTGGGGTTTATCGCGCAGTATGATGCCCCTACACAGCTGATAAACAAAAACCTGTCCAGCAGCAATATCAGGTGCTACAGAGAGACCATATTTGAAAATGGCATCCTAATTATTGCAAACTATGGCTATGACACAAGAACAAATACAGCTAAAGAGCTATTGGGGGATGACTATATTGGATCCACATCAATATCGGGTTCCAACTACTACAGTGTATACGCAAAGTATGTGCACGGCCCGATAGTACATGATGGCGGAACAATTAAAAAGCCCAAAGCAGTTGGCTACATCGAGGGGGGGTCATATAACCGGGAGTTCTTTATTAACCTTGCTGTAGACCCTGGAGAAGAAATTATTGGCCTAGACGATTTTGAGGAGTGAGTAAACAATGCCGTACTACATTACTACGCCGTTTGGCGATACCAGGGCAAAAGTTTGGTTTGAAAAACCGAATGAACCCTGCGCCACCTTTGGTACGCTCCCTGAGGGAGATGGAGCTATTCACCTAGTAAATGGGGAGCTGGTACTAAGGCCTCGATATGGACAGCCCGCTCCACAGGCAAGTCCGTTTGACATACTGGCTCAAGAGAACAAGCTTCTCAAGGGGCAAATTACAGCCCTAACTGACCAAAACAGTTTCCTCGAGGGCTGCATCGTAGAGCTGGCCGGAGTAGTCTACCCGTAGAGAAAGGAGGTAAACATTAATGTTAGTAACTTTGTTTGCTCAGCGTGTTATCCTCGGCAAAAGCAATTTCACAGCAGCCAAAGGCACTCAGGAGTATATCCCACCGTCTCTCAAGGAGCCTGTGGCAAAAGAAGTCATTGACGCAGGTCTGCCTGAGCTTGTCCCCGTCGAGTACGGCGGTACTCTGGCGTAACAGGAGGTCGGCATGAGTAAGCACATTGAAAAGATCCCGCTCTCGCGGATCGCGCGTATCCAGATATGGCCCAACCCTAACCGGCTGACGCTTGCAGAGGCTATGCAGGCCCAAGCGGAGCCGCCTGACATCGGTCTGAGCGGCGTCTACTATAACGGTGACTGGACGATTGCCGGGCACGTCAAGGCGGACGGACAGATTTTGAGCAGGGAAGAGGAGTGGGGCGAGTGGGGTTACGCCTGGGACAATGGGCCGGATATCAAGATGATCCAGATCCCCAAGGGCGGAGGAGCGCCCTACCTCAATTACCTGTCATGCAAGTCTCTCCTTACCCCGTGGGACGGCATTGACGCACCGCTGACGGTAGGCACTGCACTCCAAGGCAAGCGAGGCTGGGCGGCTCTCGCTTTGGATGGGGACAACCTGATCGTATGGGCCGCTGGTGACGGTGCGGATGCCATCACCCTGCCCCAGCTGCGCTCAGAGCTGTATGAGCTGGGTGCAGAGACCGCCCTTGCCCTGGACGGTGGACAGAGCGTCAAGTACCGAACCAAGGACGGGAGCGTATACATCAACAACGCCTCGCGGCCCGTGACCCAGCACTACATCTTTATCTGGCTCAAACCGGAGCCGGTACCGACCAAGACACTGTACAAGGTGCAGGTGGGGGCATTCAGCGTCAAAGCCAATGCCGAGCGCCGACGGGACGAACTGGCGGCCAAGGGTTACCCCGGATTTATCGTGGAGGTGCCGCAGTGATGGAGATTAACCGGACTTACCCCTGTCACCCGGACAACTACCAGGGGAAGCGGGTGCAGGTGGTGGCGTGGCTTGTGATCCACTACGTCGGAGCGCTCGGTGACGCCATGCAGAACGCTGCCTATTATGGCACCACGCCTGGGATTAAGGCGTCTGCACACTACTTTGTGGGACATGCCGAGGACGGCGCGGACATCTGGGGCAGCGTCCCGGAGGACTGCGTAGCGTCCCATTGCGGCCGCACCGACAATAAGTACAAGCACCCCACCTGCCGCAACGCCAACAGCATCGGCATAGAGATGTGCTGCCACCAGCGGCCCGACGGGACGTGGTATTTTGACCCGGAGACCGTTGACCGCACGGTAGAGCTGGCAAGGGACATCATGGCCCGGTACAGCATCGACGCTGACCACGTACTCCGTCACTACGATGTGACCGGAAAGATATGCCCTGCGCCGTTCGTCAACAACGAGACGGCATGGGAGCAATTTAAAGAAAGACTGGTGAACGAAGACATGACGAAAGAAGAGGCACAGGCCATGATAGACGAGGCAGTACAGGCCGCAAAGCCCAAGGTATATACCACGCTGGACAAGGTGCCGAAGTGGGCGCAGGAGCTTGTGGAGAGGGCTATGAGCGAGGGCGTTATCAAGGGTGACGGTGCGGGTAAGCTGCACCTGACGGACGACAATCTGGTTAATCTCCAGATGATGTACAACATGGCCGACAAGGCTGGGAAGTGGGGCATATGATATGGAACACGTAAACGGGTTCAAGGCGGCGTTGGCCGCAGTGATCGCAGCGCTCACGGCTCTGTGGGGCTGGTTCGGGTGGTTCGTGCTTATCCTGGCACTGTGCATGGCGCTGGACTACATGACCGGGACCGCGGTGGCGAAGAAACTTGGCACTTGGAGCTCCAAAATAGCCCGCGAAGGGCTATGGCACAAACTGGCGATTGTTGTGGCTGTCAGTGTAGCCGGGATTCTTGATCTGGTGGTGGGGATGATCGTCAATAATATCCCGTCCATCAACCTACCGTTTGAGTACACGGTCATTTTCGCGCCGCTGGTGGTGGCGTGGTACATCATTACGGAGCTCGGCAGCATCCTGGAGAACTCCGGCAAGCTGGGCGGCCCGCAGCCTGAGTGGTTCAAGAAAGCAATTGCGGCACTAAAGTCAAACGTCGATAAGGCAGGGGACAAGCTGACGGATGCCGATGCTCCGCAGAACGATAAGTAAGGCATAAAAATAGCCCAGGACTTGCCTTAGTGGTAGGCCCTGGGATTTACTACAATTTATGATTTTGCCATTTCTAGCACTCTTTTAATACATTTTGTTGGTATCTGCCATTAGCGCATGTGCAACAGGAGAAGAGTAAATATAGGTTTCGCAGTAAATTCGTAGGTACTATTCCCTCGTCGGAAGGAGGCGGTTCGCTTGTATCCCTGTAAGAAAAAGCGTAAAATGATAAAGATATCACTACCCTTTGGCGATAGGGAAACTGCATGGAGGCATAGTAATGGGAAAATCAAAGGTATACAAATTGTTGTCCGGGTTTAATAGTAGTAAGTGGAGGTTAACCTATAAAAGCATCTTCGTTGGGGTTATTGCCGGCATTTTGGTTTCTCTCTACCGCATTGGGATTGAATTTGGCACCGAAACGGCCCTCTCGGCCTACAGTTTTCTGAGAGGAAACCCCTTGTACATTCTTCCGTGGTTTCTGCTGGGCGCTCTGGTATCGTGGATTACCTATAAACTCATCAAACTGGAGCCTTACGCTAAGGGCAGCGGGATTCCGCAGGTGGAGGGGATTGTGCTGCTCGGCATGAAGATAAAGTGGCACACGGTTTTGGCCGTACGCTTTTTAGCGGGCCTGCTCACTTCATTTTTTGGCCTTTCCGTGGGCCGGGAAGGGCCGTCCATACAGATCGGCGCGGCAGGTGCGCAGGCCTTTTGCCGCTACGGTGAGAAAAGCAAGGTTGAGAAAAACTACCTGATTACAGCGGGTGCTGCCGCCGGACTTTCTGCCGCTTTCAATGCACCCTTGTCCGGCATTGTGTTTGCCCTTGAGGAGGTACACCGCAGTTTCTCTCCTCGTATCCTGGTGGCCGCTACCAGCGCAGCGCTAGTAGCCGATATGATTTCCACCTTCTTCTTTGGCCTTAGTCCCGTTCTTGGCTTTCTCGATGTTCCGGAGCTCCCGCTCCGGCTGTATCCATGGCTGCTCCTCGTGGGAATCGTGTCAGGTATGGTAGGCTCGCTGATAAACAAGTTGCTCTTGGCCTCTGGGCCTGTCTATGAAAGATTGCCTGCGCCTCTGCGGATAGCTGCGGCTCTTCTGTTTGCTCTGCCCTGCGGGCTTTTGCTGCCGCAGGTGTTGGGCGGTGGACAGAGCCTTGTCCAGTTGGTGTCAAAACTCAACACCGGTGCCGCCATGCTTTTCCTGCTTTTTGTTGTAAAGATCCTGTTTACCTGCGTGAGTTTTGGCAGCGGCGTTCCAGGAGGAATATTTCTTCCTATTCTTTCTATCGGGGCCCTTTCAGGCAGCATTTTGGGTATCTTTGCTGAGCGCTTAGGACTTCCACAGGCCTATATCACGGTGTTTTTTGTCTGTTCCATGGCGGGAGCGTTGGCCAGCTCTGTCAAGGCTCCCGTCACCAGCATTCTTCTGATGGCGGAAATGACGGGCTCTCTGGTGCAATTACTCCCGGTTGCTCTGGTAACCTTTGTCGCTCTGTTCACCTCTGATGTTTTAAAAGTTACTCCTATCTACGAGGTGCTCCTGAAGCGCATCACCCCACCTGACGGAGAGCAGATAGATATTCGGAAAAAGGGCGCCCTCATGGAAATACCTGTGGAGCTTGGAAGTGAGGCCGCGGGCAAAAAGATCAGCGAAATTGACTGGCCCGCTGGCCTGCTGGTTGTCGGATTGCACAGGGGCGAGAGGGAGCTGGTGCCCAATGGGGATACGCAGATTCTTCATGGCGATTACCTTGTTGCCCTATCCTCGGCGCTGAGTTACGGAGAAACACACAGCTTTCTGTGTGGACTGTGCCGGTGCGAGGATGATTAA